ATTACGGCTTCCTTCTGCAGCGGCTTCAAGGGAGAGAGGTGTCGCTATAGGTTTGCCGTTGATCTTGTCTGCGCCAGTTACCTTTACCCAATCTTCGCGAGAGAAGTCTGGCAAGTCACCTGTATCATGCAATTCCCAACCTGGTATTACTTGAGGTTCATAGATGGCGCCAGTAGCATGAATATTATAGGGGGCGATTATCAAGCCACCGACGCCTCTTATATCAATCAATTTTGCTGGGTCATAACCAGCAACTCTACGAGCGACATAAGTTGTAAAATTTTCTGGGTTGTTATAGTAATAGTGCATACCTTTACCAGTAGCTACCTTTAAAGGTGTAACAGGTAAATTGTTAGCAGCCCACGTGACTGCCTCTGGAGTATCTGCATCTATAACTAAAAACTTTCCAGTCACTAAAGCTACGACTAAATCATCGCGGCCTTGAAACCATTTAGTTATCTCTAAAGTCGTTGGTTGTTCGCTTTTAAATCTTTCCCAGCTTCCGAGTTCTCTGGGAGGAACTTTGTTATGGCGTAATAAAGGTACTACACTAAAACCAGATTCCGCATAAGCAAGCGCTAGATCCAACGCAGAGTCTTCTGCTGTTGCCTTGACGTTGAACACTTAAACTATTCTTCAAATGTAGTTTCTAAAGAGCCATAGATAGATTCAAAATCTAACTTACCATTAGCAGCTTTAATTATTTTTTTTGCTTGTTTAATTGAAGGTTGTCTTCGATCATACCTCCAGGATTTGACGGTTGCTTCAGAGCATTCAAATAATTTTGCTGCTCCAGAATTTCCTATAAATTCTATATATCTTTTTAAACTAATCCTTTCCACTTCTCTCTCCTTGTATTCTGGCTCCAGCCTGTTAGCATATAAAGGTTCAAGTCCTTTATCAGCTATTTGCCTAAGCCTGTATAAATAATTCACTTTCCATTGATTTTTATTGACTTCGCTCATAGTTGCTTTTTGTATAAATTTATTTTGAACTAAAAGTATACAGTCAATATTTTTATCTGTATACTATTATTTTATCTTTAGGAGAAATGATATGAGCGATATTATAAGTCGTATAAAAAGCCCGAGCGATTTGGTCGAAATGCAAGGTGCTAAACTTTTGGTTTACGGAATCTCTGGAGCTGGTAAAACAACTCTTTGTCAGACCGTACCTGGAAAGACCCTTGTTGTAAGTATGGAAGCTGGACTTCTATCTATTAAAGACGCTAAGAACGTGACTGCTATTGAAGTCAAAGAAGCAGCTGAAATAGAAGAAATCGCACAGCTACTAGAAAGCGGCAAGTTAGACTACGATACCGTTTGTTTAGACAGCGTGACAGAAATGTCAGAGATTGTTCTGGGCAACGAGTTGAAGAAAAGCAAGGATCCTAGAAAAGCGTATGGCGAGGTCATTCAGATAATGACTAAGACGATGCGTAGATTTAGAGATCTTCCCATACATGTTGTATTTATTGCTAAACAGCAAGAGGTACGAGATGAAGCTACTGGTATGTTGCACTACCAACCGATGATGGTTGGAGCTAAACTACCTACGCAAATACCTTACTTCTTTGATGAAGTGTTATGTTTGAGAACATTTGATACCGAAGATGACAAAGGTAATAAGTCAACCGAACGTTGGTTGCAAACAACTCTTGGCGCTAATTATATCGCTAAGGACAGGAGTGGTAAGTTAGAGGCCCTTGAGGAACCTAACCTATCACATATTATTAACAAGTTAGGATTTAAAGGAGAAGCATAATGTCTGACTTTGATGGAATTGATTTTACAAACGTAGAGTCTAGGGAAGAGGAGTCATCCTCTTATATACCGAAAGGTGATTATAATTGTATTATCAGCGAATGTACTAAACATGTATCTGCTGCTGGTAATGAAAGTATCAAGCTAGAGGTTAAGGTACATAACGAGCCAAAGTTTAATGGTTGGATCGTTAGAAAATACTTTAGCCTTTGGTATAGAAACGATGATGCAGAGAAGCAAGAACTAATTAGAGGCTACGCAGCTTCTGACTTTAAACGCCTGCTTACTGCTGTTGGTCTTGATACACCACCTACTAACGCAGAAGATCTACAAGGTAAAACTTTGCTTTGTACTTTTTCTGAAAAAGAAAGTGACAATCCTAGCTATCCAGACACTACGAATGAGATAGTTGCGTTTAGAACCCCGAAGGGAGATGGTTTTACTCCGCCTACTAGAGCGGAAGTACCACCAAGTATGGCTGCAGCGGAGACTGGCAAGCCAGCTAAACCTTCTTTATAAAATAACAGGCTCCGCTAGGGGTCTATAGGGTAACGTATAACTCCGTAAATACCTCTCAAAAACCCGACCTAGCACTATATTATGAAACCACAATCAGCAAAACAAAAAGGCCGCAAACTCCAACAATGGGTGAGAGACAAACTTATTGAACTTCTAGACATACATCCAGAGAATGTTAAGTCAACATCGATGGGTGCTGGTGGCGAGGATGTAATTATGAGTAAAGAGGCAAGAGATGCCTTTCCTTATTCTATTGAGTGTAAATGCCAGGAGTCTTTAAACATCTGGAAAGCATACGACCAAGCTTCTGCTAATTGCGGGGAGCATCAACCATTAGTTATTATTAAGAGGAATAGGTCTAAGACCTTAGCTGTTGTAGAGGCTGAGTATTTCATCAACCTCCACAAAAAAGATTAGAGGTGTTGGCTTATACTTGAGCTGGCCATTTCTTCAATCTCAACATCTTCCAAAGAAACCATAGACGGCTCTTCTACTTTTTGAATTAATCTATTGAGATACCATTGGGCTTTGAGCAAGCCTTCTAGCTGGTCTTTCTTTTCGTAACGCCAAACATATTTGATTACATTGCCTTTACAATAACCAGCAAAAGCCTCTGGAGTCATACTGGCCTCCATAGCGTCGATGCATTCTATCTCGCCGTCCTTATAGTGATTTGGATTTATTGGGTCGTTCATCTTTGTCCTCCATCATATTATTGTGCATGTTTAACCAATCTATATCATCTACAGGCTTTTTGCCTGCAAGACGATTTAAAAATTCTGCAAACTCTCTCCAGTTCCTATCAAGAAAGTTATCCAGTCTTCTAAGTAATTTCATCATTTAATCCTCCAGATCTAAAGTGACAATACTATCTGAATTATAAATAGTAGTTATACCATCATATAAGTATTTGTTATAAGCATCTAGAAATACTTGCATCTTGTCCCAAGCCTTATCCATCTGCTCATCTGTAATAACAAAGACTTTACTGGCATAAGGCGGAACCTTCTCTTGGGCAACAAAGGCAAACTCTTTAACGCTGTATCCAGCTTTCTCCATACCTCTACGATACCAGGCGGCCTGCATGTCGTACCCCCAATGTTTAACTGAGTCAGCAAACTCTTTCGGATTACAAGACTTGGTTGTTTTATAGTCAACAACATATATCTCACCAGGTTTATGTAAGTCCTTAAAAGGAGGACATATTAGATCTGGCCTACACTTGCAAAGAACCTTATCTTCATACCAGAAGAAACTAGCCTCTGGTAGTTTGCCGTCTGCTTGTAGATACATGTCAGCTTCATCAATAATATTGGCCTTCATACCTTTAATATGAGTGTCTTCTGCTTCTTTAATAACGCAATCGTATCGCTCTAGCATGTCTGCTTTGTTTTCTTTATAGGCTTTGGTATAGGGAGATCCCATTAATACAGCTACCTCTTGGTTATATGCTTGTTCGCCCTCTACTAACATATAGTGAGCAGCAGTCCCAAAGTTCATAGCATCTGTAGTTTTTTGCACTTCATTAACAGCGTGTAGCTGAGAATGACCAAACTTACGCAGGGTGCTACTGCTTATCCCTACCTCTGAATGATATACCTCGTTGGGTATATCTGCATATATAAGAGCATCTGCTCTTGCCTCGCATTCGTAGGCTTCTAGTTCTTTTATTGTTTCCATTTACTTCTCCTTTAATATAGTCATCAACTATCAAAGCCAATACTCTTGCCATAGATAGTCCTGTTTTCTTTTTTAATATTTTTAATTTTTCTAAAGTATCTGTTTTTAAACGCATACTTGTTTGAGTTCTAGTATCCATATTTAAAATGGTGGTTCGTCTTTGGGTGGGAAGTAAGAATGTTTATGTTCTTCCATCTCCCAACGGTGTTTATAGTTTGGTTTAGATGTTTCTTCTGTCCAATCATCATCATACTCTATAGGTATATCTTCATATACAGATTGATGTGATAAAGGAACAGGCCAGTATCCCAATTTAGCATTTAGATCCTGTAGGTTTTCTGTATAAGATTTATCTGGATTAAAAACAGGAACAGAGCCTTTGCAATTTGTTCTCATTTGTTTAATAACAGCATCTACATCAAAGTTCTTAGTAAGTACCTTTAGCTCGAATTTGGTTGCGTCGTAGGGTATAAACCTTAAACCAAACTCATCGTCATAAGATCTAAATGCGTAGAACCTTATTTTATTACTCATTGTCTACAACTGACTCACTTGCAAACCTATAGGCACTTTCAAACATACCAGGATGATGAGCATATATATACTCAACAAAAGCCTGGAGTCTTTTCATAGCCATAAGATCATTGTTAAAGTTTGTAGATCCTTTTGGCTTAAAGGCTGACTTGGCAAGAGCCTGGTTATTCCTTACGGTCATATCCAAGACAAGTGCCATACTGTTATCTACTAACTCATTCATTTCTTCTTTATTCATTTACTTCTCCAAAAGTTAATATTAGATATTATATTAAATTGTTTGACATGTAAACAGATATAGCTATACTAAATGTATATTTATTTTATTTATGGAGAAGAATATGAATATGAGTTCTAAGAAAGAATCTGAAATGGATCATAACAACGACCTAGCTTTTGACTTATCTGTCAGCATGATGCGTAACTACGCAAAAGATTGCTTGGTCGATAAGGATATGGAAATGATGGATCCGATGGCTGGGTCTTACTTATTGGTTCACAACTTAGTTGTTGGCTTATTACATAAAGCTGATGGCTTTGAGAAAGAACTTATTAATATATGTCACTCTGCGATTGAAGATGCAGAGTTCAGACTAAATAAATCTAAGGGGAAATAATATGAGTAAGTTAAAAGACTTATTAATAGATGCGGATATTGCCGCAGAAGAAGTGTTGCATGAAGGTTGCGAGGACTTTAAACAGTTCTGCGACGGTATGAAGAAGATGAGGGAGCTGTCTGATAATTGGTTATTAGAACATGAACCTCATCTGGAACAGGCCTGGAGGGAACATACTGAAACGCAATACTATAATCATAGAGAATAATCGCGAACAGGCAGTCACTTGGCTTGTATAAAAAATAAAAGTGCTGGTATGTATCTAGTAGAACGTTAGTTCTTTAAATCCAAAGTGGCTAGACTAAGTAACGTAGCTCGCAAGACAAAGCATACCTTTTTATTTCTTGCTATACTTTGTATATGTCACATTTAAAGATCATCGACTTTGCATCTAAACGACCTAAACCTACTT